CATCAATCCCTGCAAATCCATCGGGCTGCTCAGCGTGAACTCAACAGAAATGTTGGTTTCCATGCTCTTGCTGTCGATGTAGAAAACCTGCAACTTTTCCTGCGTGGCGTCCGCCGTGGCATTTCCGCCAGCAAAGTTTCGGGCGTCGAGGTACTGCGCCAGCGTATCGTGAATCGTCACCACAGCCTGAAGCATGTCATCGTAAGCCAGACAAAGCGCGGTAATCGACCCGTCAAGATTCGCCACAGTCAGTTTCGGCTGTGCGCCGCTGCCGCTGGTTGAAGCCTCAATGCCTTCAATCTGAACCGGCCACGCTGAATATTCATTACCTTGCCACCAGATGGATTTCGCAGGCAGTTTCGATTCGTCGTAAACCGGCGTCCCACCAATATATTCAATTTTGGTGATATAACGGGTGCCCCACGGCTTGGTTGCTGCAGGTAGCGCAATTGAACCGGCGGACGCGAAAGACAGACTGTCTGTCTCGCCTGTTGAATAAGTTATCTTGACGCCGGATGCTCCGTTTGCCGGAATGACGGCTGTTGCTGCTGGCCGAGTCTGTATTGTTCCTGATGTGTAAATTAAGCTCGTTGGCGCGCTGTTCTGTTCAAAATGCGCTCCCCAAACTGCTATTCCTTTCACACCATCACCGGTCATCAATGTGGTGCTGGATGTGGCCATTGGATAGACAGCAGGTCGGATATCTCCACTGATCGTGGCCGCCGTCGTCGATGTTACCGTGACCCTTACCCAGCCATCAGCCAGCTTAATAATCGAACATCTTGTCAAATCTGTAGCGCGCAAAATAACGCCAGCATTCAGATCGACCGTGACCAAATTTTGTTGAACTAAGTTGCTGGCCTGCACGATTGAGATCGTCGCGAATCCATATCCTGCATCCTTAATGAATACAGAAAAGCTGTAATCAGTATTCGGAGAGGGGATAAAACTTCTGTAAATAGGGTGTGTGTTATTAACGGTGTTGGGGATCCATTTAGTCCCATTCTGCGTGCCATCCGGTGCAGTCACTGCGTTGCTGACTGCCGAGCCATTACTTTTTAACCATGCGGCATTTGCCCAGGCATTCGAGTATGTCAGCAAGTTTGTTGATGCTGGTTCAGGCTCAGTTCTGCCGCCAAGTTCGAGCGGCAACTGGTTAGCCGCTGCCTGGTAGATTTTCCCATCCTGACCAATATAACTGGCCGCACCAGCGCGCTGGAATGTCACACGATTATCCAGCGCGGTTTCTGTCAAATTGATAGGACTCAGTGGATTAGCCGCGGCAATTTCATCTTCGGTGTAAGCCAGATTGTAATTGTGAAATCTGAGGACTTCGCCGGTGCCAAAAGCGGTACCGTCCACCTCAAAAAGCCGGACAGTGTCGCCCGGCTCTAATTTCTGATAATCGTTGTTTATGCTCATGGTTTAAATGCCTGCATAAAGGTCGCATCAAGGTTGTATTTTCCATTTCCCAGTGCGGTCTGCTTGTAAGTCTCACACCTGAAAAAACCAATCGATTCAAGGGGTGGTGTCCACAGAAAAGATTTTTTACCTGCATGTGAATCAAGGAAATTTTTGATTGCTGAAATGTAAGACTCGTTGCCGGTAAAACTTAACGTCCATTCCTGGCTTTTCGCATTTAAACCATCACCGGCAACCTGAGTGTAGCCATCGCCAAACTGCGCCTTGCGAATACGAAATGTCGTGTCCGCCTCTGCGTTCAGGCGCGGGCACCATGTAAAAGTTTCAATCGCCATTTATCACCTGCTTTTCATTGCATTCCAGATGTCACCGCCCGGGCGTAAATCTTTCGCCTTTTCCTGCTGATAAAGTTGCTTAACATAGTTGGCGATCTGCGTTCCGAATTGTTCCCATCCCTCGGAGGATTTCGAGCTGGAGTTACCGTTCCCATCAATAGAGATGTAAACCTGAGGTGCACCACCTGAGACGCCGGAAGAGTTACCCCCACCCACCGCTCTAACGCCGAGCGAACCGTCAGCAGCCCGCGTAAGTGGCATGATGGCTTCCGGCCCTGCCTCTCCGAATACCCCAGCGCCCTGCGCAAAAGCAAACATGGTTGGCGTGTTGTAGACCCCACCGCTGAATGAATTCAGGGACGGGGAATCGTAGACGCCGCCTTTGGCGTTAAAACTCAGGTTGCTATACGCACCAGAAGAGAATGAGCTGGACGCTGCCGCGCCGGATGTGCCTGCACCGCCGAAGTAACTCGCAACGCCGCCAACCAGAGAGCCGAATAAACCAGATGACGAAGAAGAACCGCCTCCCATAGCGCTGACCACCGCCATCTGAAGCGCCACTTTTTCAATAATCTGCAGGATTGACACGCCCCATGACTTCCAGCTCACCTTGTTGCCTTCCAGCATTGAAGTGACGTTGGTGAACGCGCTATCAAGGGTATTTTTCACGCCATCTGAAACGGTTCCGGATACGTTACTGACTTCCTCGAGCCAGTTGTTGTATCCCTTCGAAGCGCCAGACATCCAGTCTGCCTCTGCCGCAGCAGTGGCTTTATATTTCTTATCCAGTTCGGTCAGCGCAGCATCACGCGCCGCTATGGCCTGTGCGCCCTGGTCGGTTTTAGAGAACACCCTGTTAACCTGCTGGGTCTCATCAAACCGCGCGCGCTGCCGGTCACTCAGTCCAGCCGTTTCGGTCGTCAGCGCTGCCACATCCCGGTATTTTCTGGCTGCATCCGTTAAGTCCTTCAAAGCATCGGCCTGTTCGCGCTGTTTTCTGACAGTTTCGTCAGCGCGTTGATTCCACTTGGCGAGCTCAGCAGATGAAGCCTGAATGGCTTTGCGCTGTTCATCCGTCCATTTGGTACCGGCCTGGTGAGAGGCGGCATAAAGCTCAGAAGCCTTTTCACCTTCAGTAGCCCTGACCTTTTGAACCTCGATAGCGACCGTCAGATCGGCCATTTGGCGACTGTATTGCTCGGAGACTGTCGCCGCTTCACGCTCTGCCTTATTCTGGGCATTGGTGGCGGCAGTGCCGTCCTTTTTGGCCTGTGCCGCTGCAGCATCCTTTTTGGCTGCCTGATCTTTGTTGTAGATGTAAGTCGTATAGAGTGCGCCGGTAAGTTTCAGGTCCTCGGCTTCATAAACATATTGCTGATGAAGCTTTTGCAGCCCTGAAAGGTTGGCTAACTCGTTTTCACGCCGGGATTTTTCAACTGCGGTGGATTGCTGAGGAGTGGCATTCGCGGTTGAAACTACAGGCCCAGCATATTGAGGCGGCGTGGCACCGGCTGTCGCCGACATTGACCGGTTAAGCAGGTCATAGGCACCTTTCAGAATGGAGACCGCTCCAGCCTGTTCGATAGCCTTTTTAGTTGCCAGATCACTGGCGTCATTGACTAACTTTTGAGTGCTGGCCACTTTCGCCGCAGCATTCTCGCGTTCGTATTCCAGTTTGTTCAGCTTGTCGGTCAGTTCGATGTTTTTAGCGGTGATGTCCGCCTGATCCATGAACGTGTTCAACTGGGTTACGGTCGGGTGTGCGTTATAGTCCTGCTGGATCTGATCCAACCCTTTCAGGCTGTCTTTCACTTTGGCAATCTGAACATCCAGATCGGCAAGGTCGCTTTTCTGTGCGGCCAGAGAAGAACGCGCGTCACCGGCTGTTGCCTTCAGGCCAAGCACAGACATGGTCTGAAGCTTGCCGTTTATCTCATCGAGATTATTGGCAAAGCTGACGGCTTCCTGGTGTACCTGTTGAGTATGCTGGTACAGACCATACATTGCCGTTCCGGCCGCAATAATAAGGCCCGGCCAACCACCCAGCAGGCTAAGAACGCCGCCACCCAGCCGGTTCATGACTGACGCTGTGTTATTCAGCTGGTTCATTGCCGCAGAACGCCCGCTGATAGCACTATTCAGTGATGTCTGGGCGGCAGCTAAATTCCGTTCAGCGAGAATTTGCGCCTCAATGGATGTTGCGGCAGCCCTTGCCTGTTGCGCACGATAAACAGTCTGGCGTGCAGCGGCCACGCTGACTTGTGCTCCACGCACATGAGCCTGTGCCAGCGCCACCTCGGCAGCAGTGTTTGAGATTACTGCGGCCGTTGACTGGGCGACACTTCCCACCATATTCCCGAAGTACCGGGCAATGCCCAATCCAACCAGAGCGCCCGTAACATTCGCAACGGTATCGATATTTTTCGCCAGTCCATCCAACACGCCAGACAGACTTGATGACGCGCCAACCGCATCATTCGCACCACCCACCCATGCGAGGAAGGCATTTTTCACTTTCTGCGCGGATCCGCTGATCGAAGCAGGAAGGGTTTCAAACTCTTTTCTGAGCACCTGAACATTGGTCAGCAACGGGATTATCTTATCAGTCGTCAACTCGCCGTTGTTTGCCATGTTACGGAGACCGCCAACCGTGGTACCCAACCCATCTGCAAGAAGCTTCGCCAACCGGCCGCCACTCTCCATAATGGCGTTGAATTCTTCACCACGTAAAACGCCGGAACCTAATGCCTGGCTGAGTTGCGTGATCACCGAACTGGCTTCTTCTGTGCTGGCCCCTGACAGTTTCAGCGACGTGGCCACGGTTTCCGTGACCTTCGCAACGTCTGAAGATGCATAGCCTGCCGCACGTAGCGCCTGGGCAATACGGCTGTAAAGGTTGCTGTTTGCCTCGAGAGAAGTCCCCGTACGTTGGCTGATTTCCAT